TTTCATGCTGACGGCTAAGGCGGCAGATTTTGGCGACCTGCTTTACGACTCAGAAATCAACGTCAACGGCGTTGCATACGTTGTCCGCGAGACGCGGCTGATTGATGACGGCCTGTTTTGCGAGATCAGCCTGCAGCGCAGCGTTGCAACTAGCGTCACAACCAGCAGCACTGCTTTAGATGCTGGTGACAGCGATGACACTGTTGACAATCTGGCTAACGATCAGCTGGATCCGGAACTAGACGGTGGCACGGCTGGCTCTAGCTACCTTGATGGAAACACTATTGACGGCGGAGTGGCATGAGCAGCACGGCACGAATCAGGCTGCGGCGTGACACCGAAGCCGACTGGACCTCCGCCAATCCCATCTTGCTTGACGGCGAGATGGGGATTGAAACTGATACGCGCCGGTTCAAGGTTGGCAATGGCGCCACTGCTTGGACCAGTCTCAATTATTTCATCGAGGGCGTTCTGGTACGCGGTCAAGCAAGCCGCCAAACCAGTGGCACGATCACTATTGCCTCGTCAAATACCTATCAGAGCACTGGTCTGACAGCGACTTTTGATGACACGACAGACCATCAGATGACTCTCGGGACCACCGACGAGTTTGCCATCAGAAATACCAGCGGCGTTAGCAAGCTGTTTTTGGTGCAGGCCAGCATGGACGCCACGGCAGGCAACAACCAAACGCTGGGAATCAAGCTGGCTCTAAATGGCACCGCTATTGACCAGTCTGAGTGCCGCGCCTTCACTGGCTCAGGCGATCAAGTGGCAAAGCTGTTTTGTTCTTGGATGGTTCAAATGCCAAACAACGCTGAGGTGGCGTTGTTTGTGGCCAACATCAACAACAGCGACAACATCGCTTTCCAACGCGGCCGGATCATTGCCACTGAGGTGAAGGCATGACTACCCGGCGCGAGTCGATTCTGGCCAGGATCAGAACGACCCTGACCGGGACCTCAAACGTTGGCACACGGATCTGGCGTAGCCGCGTGCAGGCTTTAGCGCGGCAGGAAAGCCCGGCAATCATTATTGAGCCGGTCAGCGATACGCCTGAGCAGAACACCAGCCTTCCCACGCTTGATTGGAGCTTGGTGGTGCGTGTGAGCGTTGTTGTGCGCGGCGACGTGCCAGATCAACAGGCTGATCCGATTGTTGAAAGCTTGCACGCCAAGCTGATGACTGATCTGACCGTTGGCGGAAACGCCATAGACATTCAGCCTGGAAACGTGAGTTTTGAGATGGTTGACGCTGATCAGCCGACTGGGGTAATTAGTTGCGATTACCTTGTCAGGTACAGAACTGAGCTTGACGATTTGACCACCATCCCCTAGCTACGATGGTGATTGAAGAACTAACCGGCAATCGCGCTATCTAGCGGACGACGCCGGCACAACCCACTACCCCCGAGATCGAGGTTGTAACCGATGACCCTCCGCACTAGCCAACGCCTATTGCTCGCGGAGATCGAGAGCACTTACGGCACAGACCCCACACCTACGGGCGCAGATAACGCGATCCTTGTTCGCAGCCTGGAAATTACTCCGATCCAATCGGACGTGGTTGAGCGCGAATTGGTCCGCGGTTTCATGGGCAACTTCGAGGCCCTGCTGGCCAACCAGCGCGTTGAGATTACTTTTGAGGTGGAGCTTGCAGGTTCGGGAACTGCTGGCACTGCCCCGGCTTGGGACGCTGTGATTCGCGCTTGTGGTTGCAGCGTTGCCACTGTTGCCGACACCTCGGTTACTTACTCGCCTCGTTCTGAGTCGTTTGAGTCCGCGACTCTTTACTACTTCACCGATGGCGTCCGCCATAAGGTGACCGGCGCTCGCGGCACCTTCTCTATTGCTGCTGAGGTTGGCCAGATCCCCACTTTAAATTTCTCCATGGTGGGCATCTACAACGCACCTGACGACAGCGCCAACCCGACGCCGACCTATCAGAACCAGGCCAAGCCTGTGCTGTTTAAAAACGGCAATACCACTAGCCAGCAGCTGTTTAGTTATGCCGGTGCAGTGCAGTCATTCAGCTTTGACTTGGGCGCAGCAACGGTCTATCGCGAGCTGGTCGGCGGTACTAAAGAAGTGCTCTACACCGATCGCAAGCCTTCAGGCAGCATTGTCCTGGAAGCTGAGCTGATGGCCACTCACAACTTCTTTAGTGACATCACCGGCACGGCTACTGGAAACAACACGTTCCAGCACGGCCAAACTGCTGGCAATATCGTCACGTTCAGCGCGCCTCAGACTGACCTGACGGCTATCAGTTACAGCGATTCCGACGGAATCCAAATGCTGAATATCGATTACAACGCTGCTCCGTCTGATTCGGGCAACGATGAGTTCTCGATTGCGCTGACCTAGGCAACTGCTACGCTTGCGGCGATTAGCCACTTTTTATGGCATTCGTACTCAAGCAATCAGATACCTACAGCTGGCCTGTTGCGTTTGATATCCCCGTTGACGGTGGCCGCCACCAGCGCGTCACCTTTGACGGGGTTTTTAAGCGCGTCAGCCAAAGCCGTATGCGCGAAATTGGCCAAATGATTCAGGAAGATCAGCTAACTGAGGCTGACCTTGTTTCTGAGATTTTGGTCGGCTGGTCTGGCATTACCGACGACGACGGCAAGGAATTGCCGTTTAGCCAAAAGGCATTGGCGCAACTGCTGGACGTGCCGATGCTGGCTGGCGCAATTGCCACTACCTATTTGGAAAGCCACCAAGGGGCTAAGCGAAAAAACTGACAGAGGCCGCTGAGTATTGGGCCAAGGGCACCGAAGACACCTCGGAGCTGATGGCCGATGCCGCGGCCTTTGGCATTGCTCTTCCAATGCCTGAGGGGCCGGAAGACTTTGAGGTTTGGCAAGAGAACTGGGCAGCGGTTGAGATGTTTTTACGCTGCCAAACGCAATGGCGCACGTCGATGAACGGCGTGGTTGGGATGGACTATGGAGCGCTTGCGTGGCTCTTTAGACTGTATGAAGTAGAAGACCCCCGCTCACTTCTGGAGGATCTGCAGGTCATGGAAGGGGCGGTTATGCAGGTTCTTAACAAGGAGCACAAATAATGGCGACCACGTTTGGCCTGCTGATCAACGCCAACGTCAAGGGCGAAAACAATATCAAGCGTCTTGGCAACTCCATGCAGGGAGTGCAGGGCAAGGTCAAAAACCTGAAGATGGCCGTTGGCGGCCTGAGTACTGCATTTAAAGCCCTAGGGGCTGCATTGTTGGTTGGCGGTTTTTCTAGCTTCATCAAAAGCACAATTGATCAGGCTGACGCGCTTGGCAAACTCAGCACTAGGACTGGTATTGCAGCTAATTCACTGCAGGCTTTTGTTAATGCAGGCAAGTTGGCCGACGTTTCTCAGAAGCAGCTTGAAACTGGCCTTAAAAGCTTTGCGCGGACTGCTTATGAGGCTGGCCAAGGCGTTGCGACTTATGCCGATGCTTATGCATCGCTTGGCGTAGACGTAAAAAAAGCAGATGGCACGCTGAAAGCCTCAGACGATCTGCTTAAAGAAATTGCAGATAAATTCAAGGACCTGCCTAATGGGCCTGAAAAGGCAGCTGTTGCTATGCGGCTATTTGGCAAATCTGGTGCAGATATGATTACGCTTTTAAATGGCGGCAGTGAGGCACTAGAGCGTTTTAACTATGAGGTCAGCGACAACTTTTCACAAAACGCCGAATACTTTAACGATCAAATAACAATTCTTCAGATCCAGTTTGATGGCTTTAGAAAACAGTTGCTAGACGCCTTGCTTCCGGCACTGAACGCAATCATCGAAGTATTTGGTGATTTATTTAGTACTGGACAAGATTTTGGGCCGCTTTTTAAAGTTATCGAGGTTGGCATTCGCGGGGTTGCCAGCGTTGTGTTGGGTCTTGTGCAGTCAATGCGGTTCTTTATCAGAACCATAAAAGACTTGGTGCAAATTGCCGGGCTGGTGATGCAGCGTAAGTTTGGCGCCGCGTTTGACGTTGCCAAGACTGGCCTGGCTGATACCCGTGGTCAGTTTTTTAAAGACATCGAAGCCCAAGGCAAAGTTTTGTTTGGGCGTTCAGAGGTTGGAGCTGATTATGGCGGAGGCGGCCGAGGCGCGTTTATTCCAAGAGCAGACGCTGGTGGTGCGGCTGCCAGAGGCCGAGGCGGCGCAGCAAAGAAAACGCCTGAACAAATTGCAGCGGAAGAATACGACAAAACGCTGCAGAAGCTAGTTGACACTGCAGCTGGATTTAAGACAGTCACGATTGAAGCTATTGAAGTAACCAAAAACCAAGCAACTGCTTTTGATGGCGTAAAAAATGCAGCTGCTGGTTACCTTGAAAACATTGGAACAATGCGTGAAGGCATTACAAGCCTTGCTGGCACTGCATTCCAAGGTTTAGAAGATGCGCTGACAAATTTGGTCACTACCGGCAAAGCTAATTTCTTGGATTTTGCCCGGACAATTTTGGCTGCTACTGCGCGGATGATTATCCAGCAAACTATCTTGCGCAGCATTATGCAGGCGATTGGTGCAATACCTTCTGGCGCTCTGCCAACATCTCCCTTTGGCGGCCCACAAGTTGTTAGTGGTGGCACTGGTATTGATGGCAGTGCGTTTGGTGCGGCAGCTTTTGGCAAGACGTTGCCATTTGGCTTTGCCAAAGGCGGCATTGTCAAACGGCCAACCATGTTTGCCTTTGCCAATGGTGGATACGGCAATCTTGGTTTAATGGGCGAAGCTGGGGCGGAGGCGATTCTGCCTTTGAAGCGTGGTCGCGGCGGCAGGCTTGGCGTAGAAGGCGGCGGCGGAACTAGCGTCGTTGTCAATGTCGATGCGTCAGGTAGCAAAGTGCAGGGCAGTCAACCTGACGCTTCTCAGCTGGGCCGTGCCATTGGTGCCGCAGTACAGGCAGAATTGGTTAAGCAGAAGCGCCCTGGAGGATTGCTCGCGTAATGGCTACTTTTACCTATTCTCCTAGCTACGCAATTACTGAACAAAGCCAGCCCCGCGTGCGTACAACGCAATTCGGTGATGGCTACAGTCAGCGCTTGCGTTATGGCTTGAATACTGACCCTAAGATCTGGAATCTTAGATTCGAGATTCGAACCGATACTGAGACAACTAATATCACTGATTTTTTAGAGGCAAGAGCTGGCGCCGAGTCTTTCGATTGGACGCCGCCGCGTGGAAGTGCAGGGAAATATATTTGCACTGAATGGAGTGTTGATATGGTCAATTACAACAACAACTCAATCACAGCCACCTTCGTGCAGGTGTTTGAACCATGAGTGAGATGTTTCAGGAGCTGCTTAGCTCCAACCCATACGCGATCATCGAGCTGTATGAGCTGCACTTGGATCAAGAGCTGCACGGCAGCACTGAGATTGTGCGTTTCCATGCTGGGGTTAATGAGCTGCAGTTTCCCAGTGCAATTCTTTGGCAAGGTCAGCCATATCAGCCACTACCGATTGAGGTTGATGGTTTCGAGTACAACGGCACTGGTCAGCTCCCGCGCCCAACAGTTCGTGTCTCCAACCTGTTAGGCAGCATTTCGGCATTGTTGATTGGCGTTAATGAGATCACCCCAGGCAACGATTTGACTGGCGCAAAATTTATCAGGATCAGGACGCTAAGCCGTTTCCTTGACCCCAAAAATTTCCAGAGCCAAGTCAATCCTTACGGCACCCCCGCGAATGAGGAGATGCCGCGTGAGATTTACTACATCGACCGCAAATCAGCAGAAAACCGCGAATTTGTTGAGTTTGAGCTGGCCAGCGTATTTGACTTGGCTGGCGTCAGGGCGCCCAAGCGTCAG